ACTACTGTGCCTAGATTTGGGTCTGTGTAGGTAACACCTACAAAAACACCAATAACACCTGCAGGGAATTGGTCAGCATTGTTACCTAAATCTGTAACAATTTCGATAGTTCCCGCGGCTGCGATTTGAACAACCGAGCCATTAAATATGTTAGTTGCATATCCAGAAGCAATCGGAAATAGGCGTGTAGAGCCCGCGTACGGGGTACCTCCTATATGGTTTACTGCTTTAAGCCCATAAGGCGTAGCTGTAGTTGCCATGATTGTTTCTCCTTGTTATTTTTTGCCCTTTCCGAAAGACCGACCATTTTCTTGACCTTCAGCAAACTTAGGCATACGCGGGTCACTTTGATTCATGAATGACGCGTCTACCGCTTCAGTCTGCGCACGTGTTTTTTCATCTACATACGCGGTTCTTTGATCCATCAATTCTTTAGGCGCTTTACATAATAATAGACCACCAACTTCTATACCTTCTTTAAATTGACTGTTGGGGTCTGACTGTAGTATGACTTCTGGGTGTTCCGAATGTTTTACCGGTTCCCAGCCTTCACGCATTTTTGAAGAGACGTTCATGTTATCAGCTTCATTAAGTAAAGAGACTCTGACCCAACGATAGGCATAACCAGGTTGTTGTGTAAACTCCGGCAGGAGCGATGCAGGTTGCCATTTTTTAGATTCGTCTTGTCTTACTTCTGTTTCTCTTGATTCTCTTTTAATTGCCTTATCCATTTGCGTTCTCCAATTTTATCATTTCTCTTGCATATTGCTCCGGTGTTAGCTTAAGCTTTTTAGCGAAAGCAACTTGTGTTTTAGATAAACGTACTTTTTTAGGCGCGGTACTTCGCGTTGCCGGTGCAACTACATTAGAAGGTTTGCGTTGGGCGGGTTTCTCCGGTTCCAACGAATTATCCCCAAAGTTCTCAGGGAATCGTTTTTGCATCGTTTCATCTATACGACGGTAGTATGCGTCAGAAGTAGGGTTAATTCCACTTCTAACTAATTTTTCATGTAATCCTAAAGCTAAAGAAGTCATTTCTTCATCTTTACCAAACCAAGTATTTTTTTCTTGCCATGCTTGCGCTTTAGCGTCTGGTTTAGGTATTTGAGGATTATTGTTTTGTTGAGATAACTCTACATTAGTTTCTGGTGTCTGTAAAGCACTATATTGAGGCCTTAAACCCTTCGCCCTCATTAATTTCATCTGAGCATCATTCATTTTAGCTTGAGATTCAATTATTTGATCAGTGTCACCAGTATCGTAAGCTTCACGATAATCACGTTTAGCTATATCAAGTTGTTGTTCCGCAGAGTTAAGAACTGTTTTAATATAATCTTCTTCACCTGAGCTTAAAGTAGTTTGTAGTTTTTTGTTTTGTTCAGCTACTTTTTTAGCGTAAGCAATAGCTTCTTCTTTTTCACGAGCAGCTTCTTCTTTAGCTCGTCTTTCGTCATGCCAAACTTTTTTAAGTTGTGCCATGCGTTGTTTAACACGTTCAGAATAATCTTCCAAAGTATCATTTTCAAGTTCTTCAACCATCTCTTTGGGGAGAGGTTCTTTACCTCTATCCTCTACAGGAGTATCGTCTTCTTCTTCTATTTCTATTTCAGGCGTGGTTTTTTTAGAAGTTTCTACCCTCTCAACATCAGCGGTTGACTTCTCACCATTGCTTTCTTTTTTAGCTGCTTCTAGATCTACTTCTACTTCTTCTCCTTCCAGTTCCATTTCATCAGGTATTTCATTTATTATTTCTGCCATTTTGCTTCTCCTTAGTTGCATCCAAAAAAAATTTTTGAATGTTTATTAAACTTACGTTTGTTCCATATTTCAGGAACCACTTGAATATTGTCGTATCGGTTAGTGCCTCCTCTACTAACAGCAATTATATGATCTACATTCCATTTAATAGTGCTGTTTGCTTCTCTTAGCTTTGCTAACTTATAAGCTTCTCGCAATACAAAAATATCAAGTTCTGTTAAATTTTTATTTAAAGATCTTCTTTTGTATCTTTGTTGAGCCCTATAAGATCTACCACGTAAGCTACGCTCCCATCTCTGTTTAGCTTTTTTTCTAGCAGTGGAAACAGGCTTTCTTTTTTGTCGGTCCAATATTTCTTTTTTGTGTCGAATATAATAACGACGTGAACGTATTCTTGATGCTGATTTTTTACGCTCTTTCGTATCCACGTGGATCGTCAACTACTGCTTCTACCGTATCATCGTTGATAATTCTAAACTCTTTTCCGTGAATTTTAATTCTAGTACCTGAGTAAGCACGAGTTATAACAAAGTCTCCTTCTTTACACCAAGCACCTGACGGAAACCTAGCTTCATCTTTATAAGCTAAATCTCCTAATTGCATAACAAACAAAACAACAGTTGAGTGTTCTTGTATTTGTTTTACTGCGTCTGATTTTATAATACCGCTTTCATAGGCTTCTTCTGCTTCAGGCACCATACATAAAATGCGATAGCCTTTGACGTCAGGGAGTTGAGCCGCTAATTTTTCTTTAGCTTCTTGTTCGCTAACTTTTTTACCTTCAGTGGTTTTAGTGTTTTTGGGTTTTTTAATTGGCTTGCCACCAGCGTTTACTATAGTCTTGTCCGGTGTAGCATAAATAAAAGGCGTCTTAATACTAGGATCTACACTCATTATTTATCCCCCTTTTTATTAATACTAATTACAGTATCTGTAGGGCTGCTTTCAAAGTCTTCTTCTTCTTTTTTATGTACTATCAACATATCGCTAATCATCATTTGGACTGTATCAAAACCTCTAACCTGTCCACATGCATGTTGATAACCTCCAAGGTCTGCGCCTCCTCTAGCCATATCTTCTGTTACTTCGTTGCGTCTTTCTTTTATCTGGCCGGATAAAAGCATAAGCGTTTCTTTCTCTGTCATGTTAGTCCTTTATATTAGTTAGTATTATCCTCAAGTTTAGTTTCTTCTACCTTAGTTACATTTTGTAACTCAGATTCTTTATTGCGAAGTTCAAAGTCAGCTGATTCTAACGCGCCTTTCTGACCCATTTTGACTCCTTCCATTAACTGTTTAGCGTTTCTTTCTTTATCTTGTTGTGATACTTCAGCTCCAAGTTTAGCTCCAGCAATTCTTTCTGTCGATTCAATTTTCATTTTTTCCAGTTCAAGTTTAGCTGCATCTAACTTAGCATCAACTTGCATTTTCTCAGCTTTAGCTTGAGCTTCCATTTGTTTAATTTGAAGCTCTTGTTTTTGCATTTGCAAGATTGGATCTTCTGCTTGCTTCTGTTGTTGTTTTTGTTGTGCTTCAGCTTTATTAGCTTGTAACAGTTTTTCTGCTGCTGGTGCAGACACCCTAGCAATATCATTTTCTATGTCAGAAGGTAATACTTCATCAGGTGGTGGTAGTGGCACTCCTAGTTTTTCTTCTATTTCTAAACGATACTGGAATGCAACATGTTCAGCTATGTGAGCTTCCATAGCGGCTTGTATTATTGGCGCTTTTGTACTTTGCCCAACAAGCTGTCTAATTTTAGGATCGTTAGCAAAGGCCATATGTACTTCAATATGAGCTTTGTGATCTTGATCGATAAACGCTTTAACAGGTTTACCATTTAGCATATTCATATTTTCTGATACAGGGTCCAATTGTTTAACATCATCTTCGTCAGGTATAAGTTTATCTATATTCTTAACCCCTAATACAGTTAGCATCTGTCTGTTAAGCTCAGGCAAATCGTAGATTGCTGGATTTTGTTGAGCCATTTGCATGACTGCTTGATACTGTACAACCTTCTGTGCCATGGTTGCAGCATTAGGGTCAGCTACAGGAATAAGATTTACCTTATCGTAGTCAGCTTGTTTAGCTCCGGGTGTTCCTGTGGAAGGGTCATATTGATACTGCGGATCTGTGTAGTCTCTTATAATAACTTTAAGTAGCCCAAACTCTTTTTTCATTGCGTAGTAAATACGTGCGTTAACCGCCGACATTACTTTGAGTGTTCGCTCTAGTATTGCAAGTGTAGAACCTACTGGAGAGTTTGACGACATATCAGATACTTTCATATCTGCAGCGGAAGCAAAGCGTCTACCTTCATCAATGATTTTGTCCATCAAACCTGCTAATACTTGACTCGGTTCTTTATACGGAAGCATCATTATATTATCGCGGATGGTACCAGATGGTGCATCTACATCTCGGAACTCAGCTGGACCGATTGGTGTGTCGTCACCCTTAATACGTAGACCTCTAGCTTTAAATCCACCAGGTAGATTTGATAGTGTACCTGCATCAACTAACTGACGGAGTAACATAGTTCCTGATTTAGAGAAACCTCCAATAAGATGAATTAGTCCAAAGCAGTAAAACCCAAAGCCTGGGATGTAGCCATAGTGAACAAAGTGTTCGCGGCGTTTTTTAAGTTTGTCGTCTTGATTATAATTACGTCTAATGGCTAATACTTCTGAAGTGCCTTTATCAATAGTAACTATGTATGGAAGTGCTATGCCTGTCTTACCATCTTTGTCTTCATCTTCGTAACCTTCTAAGTCAAGGTTAACGTTCATTTCTAAAATTTTATATCGATCATCATTAGTAGCGTCAAAGCCCATTTGTTCCGCTATCTTTTTCTCCACTGCATCTAAGTCATAATCAGCTTCACCAAGTTCTACGTCACGGTAGAAACCCATTTGCTGTAAGTTGTGTATCTCTTGTTTAGTCTTACGCATAACGTGTGTTATACGTTCAGCTGTTTCTAGGTTTGATGCGCCGTAAGGAACCACCATATCTTCAGCGGGTACAAATACAGATACTTGACGTTCAAGTGCTGGATCATAATAAACTTTCTTAAACGCATTACCTGCTAAACCCAGTCCCCATAACATTCTTTCATGTTCAGGTCTGTACTCTGGCATTTTATCCATGAGCTGATAGTTCATATTTTCTTGAACACGTTGAGATGCTTCAATACATTCAGGAGTTTCTTTTCCAATAATAGAAGTCTTCACTGGGCCTGCAGCAGGGAAAGTCTCCATCATAGTTTCAGCTTGAAATTTAACTAATGCTTCAGATAGAAGCGGGTGGTACACAGCACATGCGCCTTCCCATGGTTCGCTGCGTTGTTCTATTTTTAAACCTAATAATTCTAATCCATCAACGTAAGTTTCTAACCAGTCTTTTCTGGAGTTAACGTCGTTAGTGTAGTCTTCTAGTAAATCAGAAGCTAGCTGAGACATATACCGCTCATCTAATTCTTCGGCTAAGTTAGCATTAAACGACTCCTCATCCATAGCATTTGGATCTATAACTATCTCAGTATCCCCAATCCCAATCGTTACGCTTTCTGGATCTTCTATTTCAATCTCAATAGCTTCTTCGCTCTCAGCCATTTCTTCTAATCCAACTGGAGCTGCGTATAATCCCTTATCTATATCTGCCATAATTTTATCCCTTAGCTCTTTTTTTAGCTGCTTGTGATAGGTCTTTAAAATGTACTAATTTTTTTGAAGTTTTAGTATGGGCTTTATTTGTGT